AAATATACGCTGGTCTTTATCCTTACATAAAGAATTGGTGTGAAGAAAACAATGTACATATAGTTGATGGTACAAAGATTAAAGAAAAGACTGTTTCTGATAGTAAGATTGATGAACTAATCAAAGCGCTTAAACTACCTTATGAAGTTAGAGATTATCAAAGAGAGGCTTTTAAGTATTCTGTTGAGAAAGATAGATGTTTATTAGTATCGCCTACAGCCAGTGGTAAATCTCTCATAATCTATCTTATGTTGATATATAATTTATTACGACTAAAAGATACTAAAGAAGATAAAATCCTTGTTATAGTGCCCACTACATCGCTTGTAGAACAGTTATTCAAAGACTTTAAGGACTATGGATATAATAGTGAAAGAAACGTACACAAGATATATGCTGGCCATGAGAAAGAAACTAATAAGAGAGTTATCATATCTACTTGGCAATCTGTGTATAATTTACCAAAGAAATGGTTTAGTCAATTTGGTATGATCATAGGTGATGAAGCTCATCTATTCAAAGCTGTCTCACTTACAAAACTAATGACAAAATTGGAAAAAACAAAATATAGAGTTGGCTTGACAGGAACTTTAGATGGAAGTAAAACACATAAGTTAGTATTGGAGGGATTGTTTGGTGCTGTGAATAAAGTAGTATCAACAAGTGAGTTAATAGAAGATGGTAAACTAGCTCAACTAAAAATTATGTGTTTAGTATTACAACATGATAAAACTGCTAGACACTTTTTGAAAGATAAGACTTACCAAGAAGAAATGGATTACTTGGTATCTAATGAAAAGAGAAATAAATATATAAGAAACTTGGCGACTTCACTAAATGGAAATACATTATGTTTATTTCAATATGTGGAAAAACATGGAAAGAAATTATATGAAACTATACGAGAACGAGCAACCGACAAACAAGTCTTCTATGTCTATGGAGGAGTTGACGCTGAACAAAGAGAACAAATTAGAGAGATCACAGAGAAATCTGACAACGCCATTATCGTGGCTTCGTATGGGACTTTCTCTACGGGCATTAACATACGGAATCTCCATAACATTATTTTTGCTAGTCCTTCTAAATCTAGGATAAGAAATCTACAAAGTATTGGAAGAGGGTTAAGACTCAAAGATGATAACAGTGCGGCTACTCTGTATGATTTAGCAGATGATATTAGCTACAATGGTAAAGAGAACTATACACTAAACCATTTTAAGGAAAGAATAAGTATATACAACAGTGAAGACTTTGACTATGTTATACATAACGTGGATCTAGGAAAGGATAAATAGTTATATGGAAAAACAACCAATTAAGATCATCAAGTTAATTAATGGTGATGATATAGTTTGTTCATTACCCTTGGATCAACTTGGAGATAAGTCTCCTTTGTTAAGATTAAATAGACCTCTACAAGTAAAGTATATTCCACAGTTTACGGCTCAAGGGTTAAAAGACTATGTGGCTCTAATCAAGTGGTCTCCTTATACTAAAGATAAAGTTTTGACTATTCCAAAAGATAAGATAATGACTATTGTTAATGCGAATCCTGATATGAGTAAATCTTATGCGCATGTTGTTTTAGGATATGATAAGTCGGAGCCGATTGTTAAGAAAGAGAACCCAACTGTATTTAAAAGAGAAAGATTAAGTGACGAGGACAATGATAAAGTTAATGAGATATTTGAAGAAGAAGAACTTGATGATTATGATATTCCTGCTAAGACGCTACATTAATAGACTCTATTCCTCTGATCGCTCAACAAGCTCATTGTATCACAAAGTGATGAAAAAGTCAACTCTGATACGAGCCAAAATAAATATAATTAAGCACGCTTAAAACATTGACATTTATGAAGAAAGGTGATATATTAAGAATATGAGTAAAGCAAAAAAAGAACATTACGTTAATAATAAAGATTTTTTAGAGGCTATGAAAGCCTATAGAAAAAATGTAAATAAAGCGAAAAGACAAAAACTAGATAAACCACCAGTGACTGATTACATTGGTAGTTGTTTTTTAAAGATAGCGAACCACTTATCATATAGACCTAACTTCATAAATTATACATTTAGAGACGACATGGTTAGTGATGGTATAGAGAATTGTCTTCAATACTTGGACAACTTTAATCCAGCTAAGTCAAGTAATCCTTTCGCATATTTTACACAAATAATCTATTACGCTTTTATAAGAAGAATACAAAAAGAGAAAAAACAAACTACTATTAAACATAGATTGATCATGGATAGTAATTATGATGATGTGGCTTTACAACCAGGTGATGACGCTGAATTCAAAAATCAATTTAGAGAATTCTTACAAAAGAACTTAAACATGGAAGACTCTGCTCCTAAGAAAGTAGAAAAGAAAGTTAAAAAAACAAGAGTAAGAAAATCTACATCTAAATTATATAACTAATATGAAAATAGCCTTATTGAACGATACGCATTTCGGTGCGAGAAACGATAGTCCAGCCTTTCTGGATTATTTTATGAGATTTTATAATGAGATATTTTTTCCATATCTAAAAGAGAATAATATAACAACACTTATTCATTTAGGTGATGTAGTAGATAGAAGAAAGTTTATTAACTTTAAAACTGCTCATACATTTAGAGAAGACTTTATGCATAGATTGTATAGAGAGGGTATTGATACTCATATCATACTAGGTAACCATGACACCTATTATAAAAATACAAACGAAGTAAATGCTATCAAAGAAATATGTTCAACATTTGATGGAATAAAAGAACCATGGATATATGAAAAAGCAGTTACTAAAAATTTTGGAGGAACTGACATTTGTTTAATACCTTGGATATGTGATGATAATTACGAACACTCTATAAAAGAAATAGAAACTAGTAAAGCTCAAATCGCTTTAGGTCATTTAGAGATTAAAGGTTTTGAAATGCATAATGGCGCTTTCAATAATCAAGGTTTAGATAAAAAGATGTTTCATAGATTCGAAAAAGTTATCTCTGGTCACTTTCATAAGAAATCTGATGATGGCCAAATACATTACTGTGGCTCTCAATATGAAATTACTTGGTCAGATTATAAGTGTCCAAAAGGTTTTCACATATTAGATACAGAAACAAGAGAACTCACAAGAGTACCTAATCCAATTAGAATACATAAGAAGTTAATTTATAATGATAAAGATGAAGATTACAGTAAATTAGATTTAGAACATTTTAAAGATTGCTTTGTAAAAGTATTTGTTACAAACAAAACAAACGAAGAAATGTTTAATAATTTAATTGATAGATTACATAACACAGTAGATACACACGAAGTTAATATAATAGAAGATTTAAATACAGATATAACAGCATCTGTGAATGATGATGTATTACAACAAGGAGAAGACACACTTACTTTTTTAGGTAACTATGTAGAACAAATAGATAGTGATTTAGATAAAAACAAACTTAAAGAAGTTATGAAAGATTTATATACTGAAGCAAGTGAAAGATGATATTATTTAAAAAGATTAGATGGAAAAATTTTCTATCGACAGGAAACAGTTTTGTTGAAATTGAACTAAACAAATCACAAATGACTTTGATGATTGGCGCTAATGGTTCTGGTAAATCAACTATGTTAGACGCATTAACCTTTGCGTTATTCAATAGACCATTTAGACAAATCAAAAAAGAACAGATAGTCAATACTATTAATAACGGTGACACAATTGTTGAGTTAGAATTTCAAATAGGTACAAAGAACTTTAAAATAGTAAGAGGTATTAAACCTACTATATTTGAAATTTATTCTGATGGTGTATTACAAAATCAAAATGCTTCTAGTGTGGACTATCAAAAGATATTAGAAGATCAAATATTAAGATTAAATTATAGAGCATTTAAACAGATCGCTGTATTAGGTTCTTCTTCTTATCAACCTTTTATGCAGATGAGACCAAGACATAGACGTGAGGTCGTTGAAGAAATATTGGACATAAGAGTATTGACACATATGGATTCTCTTACTAGAAATCAACAAACAGAATTAAGTAAACAAATTGTAGAAACTAGACACCAATGTGATCTAATAGAATCTAAACATGAATTACAAACAAAACACTTTAATGAATTAAAGAATAGAAGCACTGGCGACATTGATATTAAGAAAGCTAAACTACAAGAAAACGAAGACGCCACTGAATCATATTTAAGAAAGACTGAAAAACTAGAACAAGAATATAAAGAACTAGAAATCAGCGTATCTGCTAGACCACAGTATGAATCAAAACTAAAACAATTAGAGAAATTAGAAACAAAAATAGAACAAAATTTAGAGACACATAAAAAGAGTTTAGACTTTTTTGAACAAAATGATAACTGTCCTGTATGTACTCAAAAGATAGAAGAAACATTTAGAGATAAAAAGATAGCAAATGAGAGAGCAGTTGTAATGACACTTAATCAAGGTATGAAAGATTTAGTTGCTGAATTAGCCAAAACAGAAACCAAGATTACAGAGTTTAATGGTATATCAGAAAAACTATATGAAAACAAAATATCATTATCTAAAGTAGAATCTTCTCTAAAAGAACTTAAAAGATTTTCTGATTCATTACACAATGAAATATTATTACTAGATGGTAAGAACGAAGATGACAAAGATATAGAAAAGAGTTTAATTGATTTACAAGAACAACTAGAACAAACAAAATCTGATCTAGCTAGAATTACTGAAGAAAAGAAATACCTTGATGTTGCTAGAGAGATATTATCTGATAAAGGCGCTAAAGCTAAAATCATTAAGAAGTATCTACCTATTATGAATAGTTTAATTAATCAACATCTACAATCTATGGATTTCTTTGTATCATTTCATTTAGACGAAGAATTTAAAGAAGAAGTAAAAAGCAGACATAGAGATACCTTTGACTACAATAACTTTAGTGAGGGTGAGAAGATGAGAATAGATTTAGCATTAGTATTTACTTGGCGTGCTATTGCGAAGATGAAGAACAGTGCCAATACAAACTTAATGGTACTTGATGAAATATTTGATAGCTCGTTAGATGGACAAGGTACAGATGACTTCTTTAAGATTGTAAATAAAATGGGCAAAGAGAATATCTTTATTATATCACACAAAGGAGATATATTATTTGATAAATTTACTAACATAATCAAGTTTGAAAAAGAACACAATTTTACGAGGTTAACAAATGGCTAAAGAAATAAAACTAATACCACCAACAGACGTGAGAGTACAATCAGCAATTGCACCTTTTAGTGATGATATGCTAAAAGAACATGACTTCAAAGATAGAAAAGAGTTAAGTGATTCTATGTTTGATACAATGAAAAAGTATGGTGGAATAGGATTAACTTGTAATCAAGTAGGACTACCTTTCAATATGTTCGTATTAGGAGATCATGTGGGTTTAGAAGATGGTTTAAAAATGTCTTGTTTTAATCCTATGATTATATCAGCAAGTGAAGAAACTGTTGCTATGAAAGAGGGTTGTTTAACATTTCCCTTTGTATTCTTAACAATCACAAGACCTCGTAAGATAGTTGTTAAGTACGAAGATGAAAAGGGTGATTTACAAGAGGGCAATTTAGATGGTATGATGAGTCGGATATTTCAACACGAATACGATCATATACTTGGAAAGAACTTTACCGAATATGCTAGTAAAATGAAACTTGATCTTGCTTATAAAAAAGCAGAGAAACAAATGGATAAGGCTACAAAATTACGTGCCAAGAGTAAAAAAGACAATAGATATTTACCCTAATTACAGCGTTGACATATTAAAACAAACCTGATACAATTATAAACAATGACATACAAACCTTACTATATGAAAGATGTAATAGATAACTCTAATAAAGAGTTGTTTAATGTTATATCAACTTTTGCTGGAGGCGGAGGTTCTTCTACGGGTTATAGATTAGCAGGTGGTAAAATACTAGCTGTCAATGAGTTTGTAGAAGCAGCGATTGAAACATATAAAGAAAATTATCCTAATACACCAGTTTTACCAGATGATATAAAGAAATTAAAAGGCGAAGACTTTTTAAAGATTGCTGGTATTAAGAAAGGTGAGTTAGATATATTAGATGGTTCGCCACCGTGTTCTGCGTTTAGTATTGCAGGTAAAAGAGAAAAGGGTTGGGATCAAACCAAGACATATTCAGATGGAAAACAAGTAGAAAATATAGAAGACTTATTCTTTGAATTTACTAGAATTACAGCAGACATAATGCCAAAGGTTGTTATTGGTGAGAATGTTGCTGGTATAACTATGGGCGAAGCCATAGAATATAGAAATAGAATTATAAACGAATTTGATAAGATGGGTTACGAAACTGTATATAAAGTATTGAGTGCTGCTGACTTTGAAACACCACAAGATAGAAAAAGATGTTTCTTTGTAGCGATAAGACATGACATTATGGAAAAAGCAGGTCTTAATTTTATGACTTTAGAAAATGA